CCTGTGAAGGGTGATGGCCTGGACTTCCGCTTCGGCACTGGGATGCCTAGGTCGAGTGGTCACGGGTTGCAGATTGCGGACATCCACCACATTCTGAATGGCTTCCCTGTGGACTTCGATCTGCAGTGGGATATCATCTTCCCAGCTTCAGGCAATCCGAATGGTTTTCCGCCGTTTGCAGGTGACCCGACGACAGATGAGTGGAACGTCATCATCGAGTTCACAGATGCAGGGTTCCAGTCGAACGGGGTAGGGATTGCCAATCTGCTCAATCCGAAACCTGTGTTCTATGTCACTGCAGGTAACGGTGTGGACAACCAGAAGCAGAAAGGGCGATCTGCTATCCCGATTGTAATGGACAAGTGGTATCACATCCATTACCGTGGGCGGTTGTCCAAGGGGAGTGACGGTTGGTTGATCTTCGACCTCACGCCAGAAGGCGGTGCTCAGGAGAGGCTCGCCAACTGGACAGGTCCGACGTCCAACCCTGCAGATGGTGGGCCATACGTTGAGCTTGGTCAGTACGGGATGAACGTAACTGGGAAGAACCAGATGAAGATCTGCGGCATGAGAAATCTCCTCGGGTGAGTTACGCCTCTGAAGTTCTTGCGGATTCACCTCGTGCCTGGTACAGGATGAATGAGGCATCTGGGCTTCCGCAAGATTCTTCAGGTAACGGGAACCACGCAGATGAGGTCGCTGGAACTCCTGTCTACAACCAGACAGGCCCAATCACGAATGATGGTGCAGCGAAAGCGATTACCCTTGGTGGTTCCGCTTACTTCGGAATTCCAGATGCAGTCTCTCTTGACCTTGGCCAACTTTTCACGCTAGAAGGCTGGGTCAAGAGGGGCGTCACTGGAGTTGAGGGTGCCATCCTTGTCAAGTACAGTGGCTATGGTATCTTCATCGACTCAGGGAACCACTTGGCGTATGGGTGGTCGAATGTTGGGTACATCGTTGTCTCTACGACGACGATTACGGACACGACAACATGGCACCACCTGGTCGCGACAAAGAACGGCACGACCTCACACCTCTACATCGACAACGTAGATAGGACAGGGACAGTCACTGATTTGACTATCGCTGACAATGCCAACAAGTTGTATATCGGCTCGGAGTCTACTGCTACCATCATCAATGCAACTGTAGCAGAGTTGGCTGTGTACCCGACGGAGTTGAGTGCTGCGAGGGTGTCAGCTCACTACACAGCTGCTACGGCAGCTGCAGCTGCAGGGCGTTACCTCGATGTGCCACTGCTGGGCGCAGGATGAGTTACGCATCTGAGGTACTCGCAGATACCCCTGTTGCCTGGTACAGGCTCTCAGATGCGAGTGGCAACGTCCAGGATTCCTCTGGGAACGCTCGGCATGGTTCCTCTGTAAACGGTGCGCCTACATATGGGCAACCCGGTGGCATCCCGAGTGATCCCTCTAACAACTCGATGCAGTTTCACACTGCAGGTGGAGATTGCTGCTTCATCGCAGCGAACGCTGCCTTTGAGGTCGGTGACACCTATTCGGTAGAAGGTTGGATAAAACGAGCAGACTCCTCTACAGCAGAGATCAATCTGTTCGTCCACGACTCAGGCTTCTACCTGGGCCTCGACAACAACCAGTTGTTTGCTGCCAGAACGAGCGTTGCAGGGATTGCTCACTCTACTGTGTCGATTACAGACACGACAACGTGGCATTACCTCGTCATTACAAAGACAGGGGCAACAGTCAAGCAGTACATTGACGCTGTTGACGTGACAGGGACAATCACGAACAGCACTTCCGCGAATGTCGGTGCTGATGTTCGTATCGGCTCTGATGCTGGAGGCAACCCGTACAACGGTTTGCTAGACGAGGTGGCGCTCTATTCAACTGTACTCTCCCCTGCACGTGTCCTCGCGCACTACAATGCTGCACTCCTGGTGGCTATGAATTACATCCCTGTACGTGAAGAAGCCATTCCTACACGCTTCGGTCCCTTCTAACAAGGAGAACACATGTTCAGATTGAATTGGAAAGGGCGTAGGTGGGAGGTGGATGATCCCCCTGAGCTAGGTGAGCGTCGTGTGCTTGCCAGTTACGAGAATTTCGAGGACGGGGATGACCCAGGGCCGTTCATCAATATGGTGCAGTACGGCCAGTTGCTCTCTGCTCTTCCGGACAGGATCGTGACCAATCTGGAGAAGGCAAGGTTGTCACGAGATGGCCGCATGCCCATGATCAAGGCAGGGCTCGGCTACGAGGAGTTGCTTGCCTCCATCATCGTCGATGGTACGGCAATTGCGTCGTCATCTTCAGAAGCACGTCTTGCTCCAGCAATTATGATCCCTTCTAACTACATGCAGCCAGCTGGTATCCCAGGCCGCGTGATCACAGCCAAGGCTAGGGGTCGTGGAACGACTCTTGTCACTACCGCTGGAACGATGACTTTCCGGCATAGGATCGCGACTACGGATGTCATCACAGGGACAACGCTGTGTGCTACAGGTGCCATGGCTGCAGATGCAGCAGCGCAGACTAACACGATGTGGGAGTGGGACTCCAACGTCACAGTTCGTGCTGTCGGTTCTGCAGGGTCAGTATTCTCTATGGGTCGCGCAGGTCTAGCCTGGCACTCAGCGTTTACAGCTGCGAACGTGGCTCTTGCGTTTGCAGGTTCCGCTGGATCTGCAGCTCCTGCTGCTGTGACCTGGGATATGACGGTGGATCAGTACCTCCAGTTCACAGGTCAGTGGTCCCTCGCAACTGCGTACTCGATTCAGTGCCACCACTACAGGATTGAAGCACTGAACTAGTAATGGCGTGGCGTGGCCTGTCTCGTGAGGATTGGCTTGATGTCGCAACAAAGAACGGTCTCTCCTCTGAGCAGGTCCGCAAGCGCTTCATCACCTACAGGGACATCAGTGAGCTAGAACTCGTTTCACTGTATGACGCTGTGGCAGTCACACCTGTCACAGATGTAGACGCAGGTGCAGGTGATGACAGTACCTCTACTCTTGTAGCAGTATCCACTGGCACAGATGCAGGTGCAGGTACAGATACTGCAACTGTCACCTTCCTGGCAGCAGTTTCGGATGTCAATGGAACGACAACAGAGAATGCTGCGTACACGTACCCGCTCACAGCAACAGACACGAACGGGACCACTACAGAGTCTGCTACCTATAGGTATCCGCTTACTGCAACTGACACGAACGGTACGACAACAGAGAGTGCCACGTATGCGTATCCACTTGCAGCAACGGATACAAATGGTGCGACGACAGAGACAGCAACCTACACGTACGCACTCACAGCAACGGATGTCAATGGGACGACGACAGAGAGTACCACTGTCACCTCCCCTGTTGCAGCGTCTGACACAGGTGCAGGTACGGATGCAGGGTCACGCACTGCCCAGTACACGGACACAGATGCAGGCGTTGGGGCAGATACTGCAACCTACAGGTACCCACTTGCAGCGACGGACACGAACGGGACAACGACAGAGAGTGCAACCTACACCTATCCGCTTGCAGTTACGGATTCTGGTTCCGGCACAGATACATCTCTCGTCACGGTACCGAAGGCAGACACAGATACAGGTGTAGGTTCAGAGACAGGCGCACTCACAGCACAAATACCTGTTACTGACTCAGGCACAGGAACAGATGCAGGCACGAGGGTCGCGTCGTACACAGCGTCTGATGCTGGTGTTGGTACTGATGCAGCAGCACTCACAGTCGCACATGCGACGACAGACTCAAACGCTCTCGCCTCGGAAACCACACTCCTTGTTGCGACCTACGGTACCGTCGATGCGACCCAGAGCGTCACAGACACTGCGGCACTTGTCGCTGCACTGACGACGACTGATGCAGGAGTAGGTGCGGATTCCTCAAATCTTCTCGCTCCAGGAGCAGCAACAGGAACGGACACAGGTTCAGGAGCAGACGCTTCATCTCTGACTGCGCAGGTCTCGGTAACAGATACTGGTACAGGGACAGATGCAGGCGCACGTGTCGCTGCATACAGTGGAGCAGACACAGGCGCAGGTACGGAGACAAGTGTTGAAGTAGCAGCGTTGCCTGTGACGGATACAGGCGCAGGCACAGACACAGCATCTGTCAGTGCTGGCAATCTCATCTCTGCATCTGACTCTGGCATAGGCGCAGACATTGTCTCTGGCCGTGCAGTTGCAGATGCTGAATCTGGCACAGGAGCGGATAGTGCTGTACTCGTCGCTCTCTTCTCTGTGGCAGACGCGAGCACAGGCACAGACAATGCGTCTGTCTCGTCTGCAACCTCACTGGCTGTCTCTGATTCTGGTACAGGTGTCGATCTGTTGACTCAGCGTTCTGCCACGGGAGTAGAAAGTGGGACTGGCACCGACACGGTAGCAGGGAGATCATTCTTTGTCGTAGATACATTTGTCGGCACAGATGTGTCTGTACTGGTCGCGCGCTATACGGCTGCGGATCAGGGCACAGGCACAGACAGCACGAGTGTCAATCTCGGCATCCCGTGGGTTGACACAGGCGGGGTCATCGAGATGGACGAGAGTCATCTGCCAACGAAGATAACTGTGCCCCCGAAGTCGTCGAGTATCACCGTTGGAAACGGCACTACCAAGATAGGTACCCCAGTGTCTTCTACGAGTTTGAGTTCTGACAAGCCACGCGCTACGATAGGATGATATGGCCCTCCCTTTCACACGCATAGAGATCGTCAAGGACGAGGACAACCTCGTGGATATCGACTTGGCGGTTGATTTGGATCCCGCTGACGAGGTGTGGTTCACAGCGAAGTACGAGAGGTCAGATACAGACGCGAATGCTGCAATTGCAAAGAAGAGGAGCACTGCTGGCATCGTTGACGTGGACGCCCCCACAGGTAAGTGCCAGGTAAAGATTTTGAGGACGGATGCAGACGACCTGACTGGTCGCGCGCTCGTCTTCGATGTAAAGCTCCGTAAGGCAGACCAGTCCACAGTACAGACGGTAGGAACAGGAGTAGTTATTCTTGTGGACGGAGTAAACAAGAATGCTGCTTGACGTAGTGAAAGGAGAGCACCTATGATGCGAAAGCATCACTTTCTCTTCTCGCCAGATGACCCTGGTGGTTCAGGCGGAGGAGACGATCCGGTTCCAAATCCCAACGCAGGGGATCCAGGAAACGGAGACGCCCAAGAGGGCACACCAGGCCCAGGTGGCCAAGACGATCTAGTTCCTCGCTCCGAATTGTCGAAGGCGAACCGCGAGGCAGCTAAATACCGCAAGGAGCGGAACGAGCTGCAAACGCGACTCGCAGACATCGAGGAGTCGGAGAAGACAGAGGTCCAGAAAGCAAAGGACCGTGCCACCACGCTGGAGGCTTCCTTGCAGACGGAGAAGCAACAGAACCGGGAACTACGTGTTCAGGTCCTAGCCACACAGGTTGGGGTCGTGCGCGAAGCTCGGTCTGATGCTGCGCGTCTCCTCGACTGGGACGCTATTCGGGATCCTGACAACGAGGCTGAGGTTGAAGAAGCACTGCGTGACCTCGTGAAGGAGAAGCCGTTTCTTCTCGGCAACGTCCCGGGTGGTGCAGACGGTGGAGCTGGCGGAACGAGGGACTCAGGATCGCAGGACATGAATGCCCTCCTGCGGCAAGCGGCAGGGCGCACGTAACAGCGAACTGAGAGGCCAATATGGCTTACAACAACCTGATCGCCCGATCAAACGTCACCGCCCTCATCCCCGAGGACGTGTCGCGTGAGATCATCCAGAACGTGGTGACTCAGTCTGCTGCTCTTCAGCTGTTTCGTCGAGTGACGATGTCTACGAATCAGCAGCGCATGCCAGTTCTTGCCGCGCTGCCTACGGCGTACTTCGTCAACGGCGACACAGGTTTGAAGCAGACGACTGAGCTCGCATGGGCCAACAAGTTCCTCTTCGCAGAGGAGATCGCCGCCATCGTCCCGATTCCAGAAGCAGTTCTGGATGACGCGGGCTTCGATGTGTGGGGAGAGATTCGGCCTCGCCTCGAGGAAGCCATTGCACGAGTGCTCGACTCGGCAATCTTCTTCGGGACGAACAAGCCAGCCTCCTGGCCCACAGACGTCGCCACAGCGGCAATTGCTGCTGGTAACACGTACAACCGAGGCACCTCGACGGCGGCTCTTGGCGGAATCGCAGAGGACCTCAACCAGCTCATGGGTCTCCTGGAGGCCGATGGGTACGATCCAAACGGGTTCGTGACTCGGACGACCTACAAGGCTCGTCTCCGCTCTGCCCGTGACACCACAGGTCAGAAGCTCCTCGATGTCAGCAATTCGTCTGTCGAGGGGTCACCTCTGATCTACGCCATGCCTGGTATGTGGCCGACTGGTTCCGGTTCTGCGGAGATGTTCGCAGGTGACTGGACACAGGGGATTCTTGCTGTCCGTCAGGACATCACCTACAAGATCCTCGACCAGGCAGTCATCCAGGACAACAGCGGCGTGATCCAGTACAACCTCGCGCAGCAGGACATGGTTGCGCTGCGAGTGGTTGCGAGGTACGCGTGGCAGGTCCCGAACCCCATCAACTACGAGCAGCAGACGGAGGCCTCACGGTATCCGTTCGCAGTGCTCAGAGCACCGTAGGAAGGGGTGTGACCAGACATGGCCAACGTTAACCTCACCATCGCCAACCCGACGGGTGCAGCGGTGACTGTGAACGCACAGACCATCCCTGCAAGGAAGACGGCAACACTCGTCATTGCTGACACTGGCGCAGACGCGTACGGTTTCCTGGCTGCAGGATGCGCGATTGTCTCATCGTCAGCTCAGGCAGACCTGTCGAAGAGGGTCGAGGCAGCACATCGCCTCACCAGGCAGATCCACGCCGGGTAAGTAGTGGCACTGACGGTCGAAGAGCAGAAGGCGCTGGAACACCTTGAAGCGGAACGCCGCAGAGGGGAGTTCCAGCGTTTCCTGCAGTCGAAACTCACTCCTGTCTCTCAGTTGCCTGCTGCCCAGACGAAAAAGAACTGGGCACCGTTGACGAGCAGGGGCCGAATCAAAGGTCAGGTGGAATAATGCCGGACGAAGCACAAGAAGGGCAGAACCTGGATCCAGATGCAGGCCAGGCCCAGGTCCAGGCCAGGATGGACGTCGAGCACGCTCTCGGGTACGTTCCGAGTGACGGTGCGAGTCTCGGTGGCGACGAGGACCTCGATCCAGAGGAACTCGCTGCGCAGCAGGCGGAGGCAAACAAGCAGTTCACGATGCCTCCGGACGGTCTCGCTGCGGAGAAGCCAGTCCCTCCTCACTCAGCAGAAGCAGCCTCCTCGGAAGAATCTGACTCTGAGCCTGGTGAGGATGGCAGGCCTGCGAAGTCAGCGTCTCGTGAGGAGTGGGATGCCTACGCTGAGGCACAGGGAGAAGATCCGGCTCAGTTCGGAAGCAAGCAAGAGCTGATCGACTTCTTCTCATGAATGAAGCTTCTACCCGGGCCAGGCTCACTCTGTTCGCTGATCTGAACAGTGAGCCTGTCCTGGGAGAAGCTGAGATCCAGGTGATCCTCGACATGTCCAGAAGGTTGGACATCTCAGGTGTTAGGCCTGACCAGGACAGTTGGTTGGAGACGTACGATTCCAACTACGCCATCGCTCAGTGCTGGCTGATCAAGTCGACACGACTCGCGCCAAGGTATCTGTTCATGGCAGGTGGCAAGATGTTCTCGCGTAACCAGTTCTACGAGCACTGTATGGAACTCTACAAGAAGTTCATGTCGCGAGCTCAACTCGGTGCCATCAGGTTGGCATCTGAATCTGGGAATCGTCTAGAGGACATCCCAAACAACTGGAACGCTCCTCATGTCTCTAACTACTGAGGAACTCGGTCTCCTCAGGACTGAGGCTGTTGTCTGGCAACCTGAGGTGTGTGACATCTACAGGGTGACAGAAACA